CACACCTGAAGGCACAGCGGCTTTTATTCGTTCTCTTAGGCTCCCCTTTAAAGTCAGAGATTACCAGCTTAAAGGAATTTACACTGCGATTAAATTTCGTCGCAAGCTTTTATTATCCCCCACGGGCTCGGGAAAATCGCTAATAATATATGCATTGGTGCGTTGGCACCTGCTAAAAGACAGAGAGATATTAATTATTGTCCCTACTGTCTCTCTTGTAGAACAATTGTATAAGGATTTTATAGATTATGGTTGGGATGTCAGGGAAGTTCATAAGATTAGTGCAGGAGAAGAAAAGTATGTCGATAATAAAGTCGTTATATCAACTTGGCAGTCTATCTATAAGGAATCCAATAAGTTTTTTGAACGTTTTGATGTCGTTATCGGGGATGAAGCACACCTTTATAAAGCTAAATCACTCGTGGGTATCCTTACGAAGTGCTATGATGCGAAGTATAAGGTAGGACTGACTGGTACTCTGGATGGTATGGAAGCACACCAACTGGTACTAGAAGGATTGTTTGGTAGATGTGATAAGGTTACTAATACAGTAGAGTTAATGAAACAGGGTCACCTTACTCCTCTTAAGGTGCGGATATTACTACTTAAACATGGTTGGGTGCCCTTTGATTTCTATCAACAGGAGATGGATTACTTATGCATGCACACCAAGCGTAGTAACTTCATCACTAATCTAGCACTAGATCTAAAGGGAAACACCCTGATACTCTACAATTACATAGAGAAGCACGGAGAACCTATATGGGAAATACTAAATAGTAAAGTAGAGAAAGATCGTAAGATTTTCTTTATACATGGAGGGGTTGATGCTGTAGAAAGGGAAGAGGCTCGTAAGATATGCGAAACTCAAAAGGATGCTATAATATTAGCATCATACGGAACCTTCTCAACTGGTATCAATATTCGTAATCTCCACAATGTTATCTTTGCATCCCCTAGTAAGTCTAGGGTGAGAAATTTACAGTCCATTGGACGGGTTCTGAGGAAGGGAGAAAATAAAGCACAAGCAGTATTGTATGACATTGCTGATGACTGCTCTAAAGACTCTCAATATAATTATACTCTTCGACATCTCGTAGAAAGGATGAAAATATATGATGAAGAGTGCTTTGATTATGATATAACCAAGGTCAATTTTAAGAAATGACTATCCAATACATCAGACACGAGCAAGAATTCTATGGAGTCATCAAGTTAAAAACTGGTGACACTCTATTAGGTAGTATGATTGCTACACAAGAAGACGACAATCCAGATAAGACTGTATTTTATATACAGGAACCTGCTACTCCTAACATGCATCAAGTAGAGAAGGATGGGCAGATGGGTATGGCTGTTGGTCTACTTAAATGGATGATGTTTGCTGATGAAGATTTCTATATGGTCAATGAAGATGACATTATTACTGTGGCACCTATGTCTATGGATAGTATCCTGATGTATAAAATGTGGGTGCGTAAAGAGTGTAAGACATCTAAAACAGATGTTGAAGTTAAAATGAATCCTAATATGGGATTGGTTGGTAAGGTATCTGACTTTAGAAGTAAGTTGGAGGACTTCTGGAAACGCACTAACTCTTGACAGTATTTGGATTAACCTATAGAATGTAATCAGGTGAGATAATTATATGGCATCTAAAATGGCTCGTAAGCAGAAGCAACACTACGTTGATAACAAAAAGTTTTTACAAGAGATAACGAATTATCGACTTGCGGTTGAGGCTGCGAAGAGAAATGATGAAGAGAAACCTCGCATCACTCATTATCTTGCTGAATGCTTTTTAAAAATAGCAACACACTTATCATATAGACCAAACTTTATTAACTATATGTTTAAGGAGGACATGATATCCGATGGGGTAGAGAACTGTGTCCAGTATATCGATAATTTTAATCCAGAGAAGAGTAAGAATCCATTTGCATACTTCACACAGATAATATATTACGCTTTCTTAAGAAGGATAGCAAAAGAGAAGCGTCAGATGGACATACGTGATAAGTTAATAGAAAAGAGTGGGTATGAGCAAGTATTCCATTCAGATAATAATGATGATCACTCTGAAATGAATAGCATTAAGGGTAGAATTGAGACAAGTATGAGGAATTAATGGATCTATTTGCGATACCAATACATCACGGTAAATTAGATCTTCCTTTAGACAATCTTCGCAACAGACTAGACAATCTATTTCAACAGTGTGATAGGGGTGTTTGGGCTGGTGAGACAGGTCTTTCTACTGGTCAGTTAGGTTTAGATTTACATCAATATCCAGAGGTTTCGTCTCTGGTTGATGCTCTTATGCCCAGAGTGCATGAATATTGGGAAGTATTACACTATGTCCCTGCTACCTTAGAGGTAGAATCATGTTGGGCTAACCAACATAGTGTAGGTGACAGGACACAAGAGCATGGACACTGTGATGGACACAGGCAGACGCACGTAGCGTCTGTTTTTTATGTCGAGAAGGTGGAGGGTGCTGATCTTGAGTTTATTAATCCATTGGATTATATTCATAAGATGACACCACTTGCAGGAGAGCAGGGTGATATGCTAATGTCTGAGAGTATAGCCTCGAAAACAGGTGATTTCTTCCTATTTCCTGGTTGGATGCGTCATCGCACTAGTCCTACTAAGAATAAAAGGATTGCGATCAGTATAAACTTTAAAGGTGTTTGGTAATGAATAAAGTATTATTGATCACTGATCAACATTTCGGTGTGCGTAACGATAATCAACACTATGTTGATAGATATAGAAAGTTTTATACAGAGACAGTCTTACCCCTTATCGATAAGGAAGGTATCACTGAGATATTAAATCTTGGAGACACCTTTGATAGGAGAAAGGGAGTTAACTTCTCATCCCTAGAAGCAGCAAAGGACATGTGGTTCAGACCTCTGCAAGACAGGGGTGTAAAAATGACCATGTTGTTAGGTAACCATGACATCTATTTCAAAAATACTCTCCGTGTTAATTCCCCTGAGCTTCTTCTTGGGGAGTTTGATAATATTGAGATCATTTATTGTCCAGGTGAGAGGCTTATCGGTGGGGTAAAGATGATGCTTGTCCCTTGGATCTGTGAAGAGAATAGGGAAGCATGTTTTGAAGCAATAAACGATACAGATGCTGACTATTGCATGGGTCACTTTGAATTGAATGGTTTTGATCCAATTCCAGGTGTCACTATGAAACATGGTGATGATCCTACAGCACTGTCTAAGTTTAAAATGGTATGCTCAGGGCATTTCCATTGCAGAAGTCACAAATCTAACATCCATTACCTAGGTAACCCATGTCAATTGTATTGGAATGATTACGGTCATGATCGTGGGTTTCATATACTAAATACTTCTACAAGAAAGTTAAAATTTCATAAGAATCCATACCATACTTTTAATAAAATATTTTATAAAGATGATATCAATCTGACACCGATGTCTCTTAAGAAATTAGAAGGCACTTATGTTAAACTCATCGTCGAGGAGAAGAATGATCAAGTCAAATTTGATCAAGTGGTCAGAAGATTACAGGCAGTTGACCTAGCAGATCTTAAGATCATCGAAGATGTAACATATGACTTGGATTCAGTAGAGACTGACGTTGAGGTTGAAGACACACTGACAATACTTGAGCACTGTGTTTCAGAGTTTGATAATAAAGATGATATATTTCCAATACTCAAGTCCTTATACATGGAGGCAGTTGAAGTCTAATGTTTGTGCTGCTTGACAAGAAGACAGGTGGTGTATATGCTGTAAGAGATGATAATCATACTGAGCGAGTGGTCCAGATCTTTGTTGACAAAGATGATGCGACACGTTATTATGATATGCTGTTGGCAGATGACTATCCTCGGAAGCTAACTGTACAGGAGATCGAAGAAGATCAGGTCAAAGAGAATTGTACTATGCATGGATATGCATTTTCTTTCATAGGACCAGATGAGTTCGTAATCCCTCCCCCACAAGACGGTAAAGAATGATCGTATTTGATAAGATTCGTTGGAAGAATTTCCTATCTACTGGAAACTCTTTCACTGAGGTGAATATAACTGATGCTCAATCACACCTAGTCATAGGTGCCAACGGTGCAGGGAAGTCCACGATGCTGGATGCTCTGTGCTTTGTATTGTTCAACAAACCATTCAGGAAGATCAGTAAACTACAGTTGGTTAATAGTATAAATGAAAGGGACACTGTAGTAGAGATTGAATTCTCTATCGGTAGTATTAATTACAAAATTATTAGAGGAGCTAAACCAAATGTATTTGAGATTTATAGAAACGGTACGCTCTTGGATCAAGAGGCAGCAAGCAAGGACACCCAAAAATACTTGGAGCAATCAATCCTCAAGTTTAACTACAAGTCCTTTACACAAGTTGTCATCCTCGGATCATCCACTTTTGTCCCATTCATGCAACTCAATGCTCCTGTCAGGAGAGAAGTTATCGAAGATCTATTGGACATCCAGATCTTCTCACGAATGAATAATCTATTGAAAGATAGATTAAAAGATGCAAGAGAGATCATAAAGAACTGTGAGCACGAGTTGAAACTTGCTTCCCAACAGGTTGAAATGCAAGAAAGATCCATTACTACCCTAGAGAAACTTAGTAGTGACCATAAGACTAAGATGGAAGCACGAATGGAAGAGATTCATGCAGAGGTTGATGCTAGTCAGGATGAGATCACTGAGTTGACTAAGAAGATTGATCGAATGCAAGACATACAAGCAAAGTATGATGAGATGAAGGAGATGAGGATCAAGATAACTCACAACTTAGAGAAGGCTGACAAGGATCTGAAGTTTTATTG